TTCTCTGAAGAGGCGTTCGGCATTAACTTATATGAGAACGCACCAGAGATGTTGCCGGAGTCCCAAGAGGAACTAGACCTACACATGCAACTGACCTACAAGCAAGGCGTTGAGATTGCTGAGGAGGTTGCGCTAAATACCATCCTTGATGGTAATCGTTATGAGCTAACGCGTAAGGCTGTCAACTATGACCTAGCTGTGTTAGGTATCGGAGCGGTTAAGAACACGTTCTCTAAGGCGGAAGGCATCAAGGTTGAATATGTGGATCCAGCAAACCTTATCTACTCATACACTGATTCACCTTACTTCGAGGATATCTATTATGTAGGCGAGGTTAAGACTGTGCCAATCAACGAGCTTAAGAAGCAGTACCCAGAGATGGATATTGACGCACTTAAGAAAGCCACTAAACAAGGTGTACAAGGTAACGGCTCCGTTTACTCAGATGGATCCCAGACGGATTCCAACTCTGTTCAGGTTTTGTATTTCAACTACAAGACTTATATGAATGAAGTCTATAAAGTAAAAGACAACGCTACCGGGGCAAGCAAGATCATCATCAAGGATGACCAGTTTGATCCGCCTATTGAGTTGCAAGAACAGTTCTCTAAGATCTCTCGCTCAGTAGAGGTTCTTTATGAAGGAGCTAAAGTATTAGGTTCTGATACACTTTTACAGTGGGGTATCGCTAAGAACATGATGCGTCCAAAGAGTGACTACACAAAGGTCAAGATGAACTACAGCATTGTAGCCCCGCGTATGTATCGAGGTCGTATCGAGAGCTTAGTTGGTAGAATCACAGGTTTTGCTGATATGATTCAGCTCACACACCTAAAGCTGCAACAGGTGCTTTCACGCATGGTGCCGGATGGTGTCTTTCCAGACTGGTAGTGTTATTGGTAGGTCTATGACCGCTGATGGTGACTTAAACCACGGCAAGGTTCCTATTCAGGAGCTACAGTCCGGATCTGGTAGCAATAAGATAAGCACACTCATCAGCACGTATAATTACTACCTGCAAATGATTCGCGATGTAACAGGCCTTAATGAAGCGCGCGACGGTTCATCACCCGATGCTAGAGCTCTGGTTGGTGTGCAGAAAATGGCAGCAGCCAATTCTAACACCGCTACACGCCACATTTTGAATTCAGGCTTGTTCTTGACGGCTGATCTTGCAGAAGGTATTTCCTTACGTATATCTGACATCCTAGAATACTCTCCGACGAAAGAAGCATTTATCCAGAAAATTGGTGCGCATAACGTAGGTATTCTTGAAGATCTAGAAGATCTTTACTTGCATGACTTCGGTATCTTTATTGAGCTCACTCCTGACGAAGAGGAGAAAGCCATTCTGGAGAACAATATTCAAGTTGCATTAGCACAGCAAGGCATTGACCTAGAGGACGCTATTGATGTTCGCGAAATCCGCAACCTTAAACTAGCCAATCAATTACTGAAGTTGCGACGTAAAAAGAAGCAAGAGCGGGACCAGATGGTTCAGCAACAAAATATACAAGCCCAAGCTCAGGCTAATGCACAAGCCCAGCAGGTTGCTGCGCAAGCGGAGGTGCAGAAAGAGCAGGCTATCACCCAAATGAAGATGCAGCTAGCACAAGCGAACGCACAGTTCGAATCGCAAAAGCTCCAACAGGAGGGAATACTTAAGAAAGAGCTCATGGGATATGAGTTCCAGATTAACATGAAATTACGTGGAATGGAAGCTGAAGTTTTCAAAAGCCGCGATGGCGCAAAAGAAGATCGTAAAGACGATAGAACCCGACTACAAGCTTCGCAACAAAGCGAACTGATCGATCAGCGCAAAAACGATAAACCACCAAAAGACTTTGAGTCCGCAGGAAACGACGTCGTAAGTGGTGGTTTTGACTTAGGTTCCTTCGAACCTAGGTAATATACAAATTGTAGAATCTTATAATATCTTATCATGCCCGAAAATAACGAAGGCGATGCAGTAAAAGAAAACACTGCGCCACAACTAGAGACTTCTCGTGAAGAGGATGTCGCTGTAGCCACTCAAGAAAGTAGCACAGAAAAAACCGCAGAAGAGGGGGTAGTCCGCCTCGATATGCGTGATCATATGGACGAGAATAAGGAGGTTACACCGCCTCCCTCTGAAGTAACTGAAGATGAGCCCGTTGCAGAACCAACTGTTGAAGTAACAGAAAGTGCTGAACCGGAAGTAGCTCAAGAAGAAATTCCGACACTTGAATTAGTGGAGGAGTCTGACGATGATCCAGTAGAGGAAGAGCCTGTACATGAGGAAATCACACCTGAACCACAGCCAGCAATCGAGCTGCCTGAAAACGTTCAGAGCTTAGTGGATTTCATGAATGAAACCGGCGGCACAGTAGAAGACTACGTGAACCTCAACAAGGATGTAAGCAAGCTTGACGATAAAGCTATGCTACGTGAATATTATCAGCAAACCAAGTCGCACTTAGATGCAGGCGAAATTGATTTCCTTATCGAGGACAATTTTGAATATGACGAGGAGATCGATGATGATCGCGATGTTAGACGTAAGAAGTTGGCGTTTAAAGAAGAAGTCAATACAGCCCAGGGGCATATTAAGGGAATGCGTGAAAAGTATTACCAAGATATTAAATCTGGCTCTCGGTTAACTCCCGAGCAGCAAACAGCTGTAGAGTTCTTTAATAAGCACAACACACAAGCGGAAGAGACATCTAAAGAGATGAAGAGGCAGACAGATACGTTTTTAAACAGAACCGATAAGGTTTTCAGCGACAAGTTCAAAGGTTTTGAATATGAAGTTGGGGATAAGAAATATCGGGTCAACGTTAAAAACACCGGAGAGGTTAAGACGGCCCAAAGCAATATCAACAATTTCGTCAAGAAGTTTCTTGGCAACGATGGTTCGATAAGCGACGCTAAGGGTTATCACAAAGCTCTCTTTACAGCCTCCAATCCTGATGTCATCGCTAACCACTTTTACGAACAAGGTCGAGCTGATGCTATGAAAGATAGTATTAAGCGTTCCAAGAACGTCGATATGGACCCTAGAGGGGCTCATGAAAAAGTCGAGAACATTGGCGGTTTTAAAGTGCAAGCAGTTAGCGGGGATGATGCTTCTAAGCTTAGATTCAAAATAAATAAATAATCCTCAAAAAAACATATTATGAGTTTTAATGCTAGCGGGGCTTTCCCCGCGGGGCTGACACCAGCTCCAACTAAAACCCTTTTCGACAAGAACTACTTGTCTATTAGCGGTGGTGACTTTGATTTCACCAAACAATTTCTTCCTGAAGTTTATGAAAAGGAAGTAGAGCGTTACGGCAATCGTTCAATCTCTTCATTCCTCCGTATGGTAGGTGCAGAGATTCCTATGGCTTCTGACGAAGTCGTCTGGAGTGAGCAAGGCCGTTTACACGTCGCTTATGATGCAGCTAAGGTTGCTACCAATAACGACGCTACTGACAACACCATTAACATTACCGGTCACTCTATCCGCGCTAACCAAACAATTATTGTTTCTGTTGGTGTTACTACTGTGCGCGCGTTTGTTAAGACTGTTGCTACTGATTCCATCGAAGCTTTCCCTTATGACCAAGCCACATGGCCTGCTGCTTTTGTAGCTGTCGCAAACCCTGCATTGAAGGTGTTTGTTTATGGTTCTGAGTTTGGTAAAGGCTCTGCTGGCATGCAGGGATCTATCGACGCTGGTTTCCAGAAGTTCACTAACAGCCCTATCATCATCAAAGACAAGTACAGCATCAGCGGTTCTGATACTGCTCAAGTTGGATGGGTTGAAGTAACTTCAGAAATGGGAACTTCAGGTTACCTTTGGTATTTGAAGTCAGAGCACGAGACTCGCTTGCGCTTCGAAGACTACTTGGAAATGGCTATGGTTGAAGGTGAGAAGGCAGTTGCCACTATCACTGACTCAGCTGCTCAGTCCGTTCGCGGTACTGAAGGTCTATTCGCTGCAATCGAAAGCCGCGGCTTGGTTTTCAACGATCATGATTTCAACAACACGACTGGCCTAACCGGCTTGACTGAGTTTGACTTGATCTTGCAAGAGCTAGACAAGCAGGGTGCTATTGAAGAGAACATGCTGTTCTTGGGACGTAACACTTCTTTGTCTATTGACAACATGTTGGCACGCGCTAACTCCTACGGTACTGGTGGAACTTCTTACGGCGTTTTCAGTAACGACGAAGGAATGGCCTTGAACCTTGGCTTCAGCGGTTTCCGTCGCGGTTCTTATGATTTCTATAAGACTGACTGGA